ATCTGCTTCTACTTGTTCACCAACAACATTACCTGTAGTTTTAAGATAGTTATATCCTAAACCAACAAGACTACCTAAAAAGCCACCTACAATAGTACCTGCTGGACCAAATGCACTACCTATAGCAGCACCACCTTTACCACCTGCATATAATACAGCGTAGTCAGGTCCGAATGCAATAATATTATTTGTAGTAAAATCCCAAGCATCTTCTGCTGTTTTAATTTGTCGTAAATCAATTACAAAATTACGTGGCATGCTTTCAGAAAATTCTTTTTGACTTTTCTTTAGCTCTTCCTTGTCCATCATGCCAACGCCAGCAGCCATACCTTCCATAGCAAGCTTAGTTGTACCCCACCAATAATCAAATGCAGCACTAATATCATTAGGATCTTTACTAAGCGTAGCTTGATCTAACGGAGTATAAAACTCGGATAACTGTACTTGACCTAGCTTAGGCTGTGTAGCCATCTTAAGTAAATTCTCAGCCTGCTTCCATGCAGGAGTGTTGTTAACACCCTCAGTTAACTGTCTGAACTGAGAAGTAGCCCATGCCGCTTGAATGCCTGCATCTTCTACATTATACTTAGACGGATTAAGAATACCAGCAGCAGTAAGATCTTCTTGCATCTCGTAATTAGCTAAGTTTTTAACTACACCTAATCTACGATCATATGATGATTCACCAGTATCTTCAACGATATTATAACCTTGAGTATTAATTTGATCAGCAATAGTTGCACGATACATTGGCTCAAAGATATTACGGGTTAACCCCGGCTTTATAGTTCTACCTTCCTTAGCAGCTTCTTCTACGTCCTGTAGAGAAGTATACTTAGGTGCTTCAGGAGCATCAACACCATAGAAACGAATACGATCATTGGTAGCGCGATTAATCGCAGTATCAGGATCATACAGTTCCATAGGCTGATTATCTAGCTCAACCTCGGCTGTCTCTAAACCCGCAGCTTGTGCTGGAGTCATGAGATCTTGGATAGTAGCCATGAAGCCTCCTTATAATAACTTAAGATATGATTGTGCAAATTGCATCATTGCAGAAGAACCTTCCTTAACTTTGTAGTCTTTCTTCTTTGTTTTAGCTCTAAGATCAAGTATAGCTTTCTTTTGAGCGTCATTAAGATGGCTAAACGCATCTGTATTAAGTAATTCAGCAGGTTTAGTAGAATTAAATATACTAACAATACGATTAATTCGATTGCCATCTGTACCTGGAATTCCTTTTTGACGTACACGTTGAAGTTCTTTGTCTAGCTTAGAATATTCTTTATCATTGTCTACATCTAACTGCTCAACACGAATCTTACCTGTTTCAACATCACGAAGACCTGATTCAATAGAATCAATAAAACCTTCCCAATTACGAACCTTCTTACCAGTTTTTTGTTGGAATGCCCATGCTGCATCATAATATTTTTGAATATCCATTGCACCTTCTGATGTAATATACATTAAATCACCACGAGGACCAAATCGATTTTTAGCACGAGATAATACACTTGCTACAAGACCGCTATATTCTACAGGTAATTTTTCTACAGATGTTCTAGTTTTAACACCATCTTCTTCACCAGAAATAGCAATCTTTTCTTTACCATGCTCTGTTGCATAACGACCCATTTCTTGATTAAGATTTTTTCTTAACTCTAATGGATCATGTAAATCGCCAGTATATTTAACATAAGAACCTTCTGCCAATGTTTCTACTTGACCATTCTTTTGATTATAAAAGACTGGACCACGAGGGGAATCATAAGCAGTTACAACACGACCAGCATATCCTTTGCCACCTGCTATAACGACGTATTCTTTTGGTGCTTTACCTGTATCACCTCCTGCTGCTGTAATTGCACGAGTAATTTGTAATGCAGAAGGACGACCTTCAGCTGTACCTGCTACGCCTCCTGCAATTGCACCTGCAATACTTGTCTCACCATTAACAATAGCAGCATATTCAGTTGCATTAATTTTACCGTCAGCAAGCATATCTAAAGCTTTTTCTTGACGTTTAACTTGAGCTGCATTATTAACTTTAACTCTTTCTTGATACTTTTTCATAGCATAATTAGCTGAAGAATCGTGATTATAGCCAATAGCACGAGAAGCTAAGTAGTTAAATGCAGCACTTTTAACAGCATCAGTATCTATTTGATCAATAGAATAATCAATAACATCCATTAATTGACTACCTAACCATGATGTTACACCATCAATATCACCTTCAGTAAACATATCAGTAACTAATTGAGTTAATGAACGGTCTTTAGCAGGATCACCTGTTAAATCTACTTTAAATGGACTATCAGGATTTACCCATCCGTCTTGATGTCTTTGAATATATGGATCATCAGGATTTAACCATTCAATCTTATTACCTTCTTGGTCAACCAAAGATTCTTTTGCACTAGGTGCATTAGGATCAGTAGGAGTACCTACAATAGTAGTATGTAATGGTTTAGGAACACCATAAGGTGATTTAGGCTCTAATCTTTCTAGACCAATGCCTTTCTCTTTATCCATTTCAGCAATATCTGCTTCCATAGTAGGTGCAGCTGAATCATCTTCATTACCATAATCAGTAACATCAGTAGTCATTACATCTACTGGACGTGTTTGAGGAGGTAACTCATCAGGATATTTCAAAGGCTGAGACTCATTCCATGTTAAGGGCATACGAGATTCGCCTAATGCTGCCATAGCCTCTTCTGCAGTTTGTTCACGTAATGGCTTAGGAACAGAAGAAACAATATCACTGGCAGAGGATCCAAGAAAGCCATTCATGTCTTCTTGAACACCTGGAGCATACTCACCCATTACTTTACGCATATAAGGTACTGTTTCTGTTTTTAATCGTGTAGGTAATGATGTAAAATCATTTGCTTCTCTTGCTTGCTTAATAAGATTAGCACCACCTTGACCTGCATTATAACCTGCCGCAGCTAATTCAAGATCACCGTTATTACGTTGACCCATCTTATATAAATATTCATCACCCATACGAATATTAATCGCAGGATGCTGAAGTAAACGATCAGCTTCTGCCAATGCACTTGCTGGTACGCCTTCACCTTTAACTTGACGAGCAGCTAATTCTTCTGCATATGCATCTTTATTATATGGAATACCCATTGAATCAGCAATCTTAAACACATCTGTACTAATGCCTGGACGAGCAGCAGTGCTAGGGATAACTTGCATCATACCAATAGCATTATCTTTACTACGAGCTACATTACCTGCATTATCGTAATGACTAAGATTATTTTCAGCATAACGAATAGCATCAGCATAACGTTGGAATTCATCACCTTGAATCATGCCACCATCAGCCTTGCGTTCAACTTTCTTTTCTTGTTCTAATGCATATTTTCTTACCCAATCAGGAAGATATGCACCACGCTCCGGCATCGTAACAGGCTCAGGAATAGTACCACCTTGTTGACGTTGAATAGCACGACCATGCTCATTCATAGCTTTAATTTGAGGCTCATACATACGGGTAGCCTCAGCATTCATTACAAATTCACCCGGAGTTAGCCATGCAGGTACAGTGTCTGTTCCCTTTGGACCTCCTGGATGTGGGATTTCATTCATAGAAGGAACAGTAGGCTGCTGCATAGTATCAAGCTCAATCGTAATGGAATTACCATAACGATCTTTGCGAGTATATTTTTTTAAGTTCATGTTCTCTCCTACTTTTTCTTAAAGTATTCATTTAAAAACGGGAACGGAGTATCCTTAGCTAAATCACGAACATCTCTTCCGCCAAAATAACCTTTTTCAAAGCCTATACCTAATTCATTATTTAAAGGAACCGTTATATATCCTGCTTCTTTTCTTAAAGCATCTAATTCATCTTCATGAATTCTCCATTGATTTCTTCCATTGATAATGCTCTTTTTTCCTTCATTAATTTCGTCTAATGTAAGCTTTGTATCTCTAGGATTTCCAGATATTTTAACATCCATTTTATATTTATCTAATGAGCCTTTGGGTACAGCGCCTGCTACATAAGTTCCATTTAATTCATCACCATAACCTAATCTAGCTACAGGTGAATCGCCAGCTACATAAACCATACGATCATTTCTTCCTGCTAATTTACCTCCTTTAGCGATATCATCAGCAAGCTCAGGAGCTACTTTTTCCATGTTTATTCCATGAAAGAACCAATCATATAAATCAGGATCTTCGCCTCTAGCTGTCATTTGATCTCGCAATAAACGTTCTGCTTGACCATAACCAGTAGCACCATTATCTTCGAGATCATGTATTCTCATAGATAAAGGACCACCATAAGAAGATGTAGGTTTACCACGAATCTTTTTGTATGCTTTTCCTAATGCCTTAGTAACAGGATTAGACATAGCTGCTTCAAGAGCAAGTGTACCTAACGCACCTTTGTAATCACCTTTATTAACATCAGAAGTAACACTATCTGCTGTCTTAGTAAGAGCTACTGCAGGATTAAAATCATTTACAAAATTAAGAACACCCATTCCTTTGCGAATATAAGGATTAGAAGGTTGATTATTCTCTGTTGATTTACGAAGTGCTTTTACTTCATCAACATCAAATGACTCAAGATCACTAGGATCATATGCCATAGCAACCTCCTTACTTTTCTTTGGGATTATAATAATTTTGAGTGTAGACTTCGCCACCCGCTGATTTATACTGCGTAGATTTTAATGGACCAAAATAATAACCTTCGCCTGCAGCTTTATGTGCACGCTTATTACGCTCATACATTTCTTCTTGCATCATACGACGTTTCATCTCTGCTTCACGACGAGCTAATTCTTCTGCTGACATTTCAGGCTCATCTGAACCGTCTGCACGACGAATAATACCAATTGGATTTTCATAAAGATCGCGTACTTTTCTTAATTCTTCTTGTTTTAATAATTCATTATAAAGTTCTTCGGCGTAAGGATCACCACTATGATAATAATCACTTATAAGATTATATACCGGAGAGTCACCCTCAAAGAAAGGATCAATTTCATTATTGACTGCAGATAATACACCTTTATTTATATAAGGTGCGCCGCCAGCATTACGGCTGCGTTCTGCTGCAGTACTACCTTCAGCACGATATTTCATTTTGCCACCGCATGCAGCATAACTAATAGGACCGCCACTAGCAAAACCAAAACGATTAGGCATATAGTCTAACATACTTGTTTCCATGCCGTATTCTTTCATTTCCATAGGAGACATACCAGTATTTTCCATAAAGTTAGAATTCAATGCATCTGTCATAGGAGCAGTAACATTTTCTTTGATTGTATCGGTTAATGCACCAGTAACTTTGTCGCTAATAGCACCAGTACCTAATGCTAATGCTGTTTTAGCAGGATCAATAGTACCAGTGCCAGCTAGTTGTCCACCTAATGAACCGCCAATCTGACCACCAATTCCAGGAGTTACTACATTACCTACAGCAGTACCTGCAATCTGACCCGCCATAGCAAGTAGAGGATCGCCTTTGTTTTTCTTTTTTAAGCTTTCATCAATTTCAATCATTACCCTTTACCTCCTCTACTAATCTTACGCATACCTTCCATAATTTCTTCATTACTTGCGGCTGGACCTAAACTAGGAGCAGGTTGTGTTACATGATTTGTAATAGCTTGATTTTCCATATTAGAAAGAGCTGCTTGTTGTGTAGCTTGCTGTTGCTGTTGCATGAATGTTGGTTGACATCCTGCAGTGTTTTGCATTGTTGGTTGCATTGGAGGTTGAACAGTCATAGCATTAGTTGCCCCCATGCCACCTGCACCACCTTTATTATAAACACTAGGAGAAGAAGATTCTAATTGTTCTTTAAGTTTAAACGTAAAGTACATTACTTACCTCCTCCTGATTGTGTTTGTGTCTTACCAACCATATCACCACTAAGATAACCAAAGAAGCGATCAAGGCTACGATAAGGAGCATCCTCTGCGCCAGTAGCAGAAGTAATACCTGCTTGAGCTGCTTTGTATTCCTGTTCACCTAGAGCTTGTCCTGCTTTAATGCCAGATAAATGACGCTGTTGCGCTGCAGTATCTAATCCTGATAATCCAGATGCAGCACTTGTTTTAGCTGCATTCTCAGCTGCACGTAATGCCATAGCACGGTCTGCCATAGCTGCTTCTTGTGCGCGATCACCACGAGCAGAAGATAAACTACCACCCATAGAACGACTAGCCATAGAGCCGCCACGAAGATTTTGAAGATCACGATTAATCATAGCATCGTAATCTTGACCTAATTGACGTTGATACTCACTACGAGCAGCTAATGCACCTTGTCCTTCTGTATCATATTTAGATAATCCTGCGCGAGCTGCAGCAGCTTCATCACCTAATCTAGTGCCTGCTTCCCCTAGCTTATTGTATGCGTCAACAACACCTTGACTACCACCTGCCATTTGATCTTTGTACATTTTCTCTGCAGTTGCAAGACCTTCAGTAACATATGGTTTAAATTCTTCAGGGATACTTGTAGTAGTAGTAGTAGTGCCACCACCTTTATTGTAATGCATTGGAGCATTACCCTCTAATTTTTCTTTAAGTTTAAATGTAAAATGCATTTACTTAATCTCCTTAGTCATTACGGCGTATGTATGCTTATATCCGTAATCTTTTAATTTCTTAGTCCAACCAAGACGACCCCAAACTGTTACATATTTGCAACCAATTTCTTTTGCTACTTGTTCTGCATGTGCTAATCCTTCAGCACCATAGATATCAAATCCTTCTCCTGCAGTTGTAACAAATTGTAATTGCTTGTGTTGAGGAAATGTGTTAACTCTCATCATACCAAAAGCTAGAGTGTTACCTGTATTATCATCAATTGCTTCCCAACATTCATATTGATAATTCATAGCACCAACAAAAATGTCATGTGCAGTTGTTTCTTCAATACCATGTGTAAGAGCTGCTTCAACTTCAGGTTTAATTTCATGCCAACGTTCAGCAAGCTCCTCTGCTTTTAGTACTTTAATCATAATGTCCTCACTTTATCTTTGATTTAAGGTCTTCAATCTCTGCTTTAAGTTCTTTAATTGCTTCAATAAATAAAGCAGACATCTGGTTATAATCAGCTTGTTCGTATGCCTCTTCAGTATTAGAAACAGAAACAGCAGAAGGTAATACTTCTTTTAATTCTGTAGTTAGAATACCTGCCGAAGGCATATTGTTTTTCTTATAAGTAAATGTATAACCATTTAGTTTATTAACTTTGTCTAATGCATTGTCTACTTTTGTAATATTATTTTTAAGTCTTGGATCTGAGTCTGCTGTAAATTGTGCTGCGCTTAATGTACCACTAGAATTTAAAGTCATTTGCTCAGTAGCGTTAACATACCAGCTTATTTCACCTAAACCGCTAGGATCATATTTAACATAATCTCCGGTTGTACCAGAACGTACTATATCTATTGATGATGTTCGACGACGATCATTAGCTAATTTATTTCCAGTAACAGCAAAATTAGCAATTCTAGCTTCTATAACAGAGTCATTTGCCAGTGCTGCTGAATCAACCGCATCATCGTTTATAGTTAAATTAATAGTTGCATTACTAGATTGGTCTACTGTAAATGTAGAGTCAGCAGTAACATCACCACTAATAGTAATCGTAGCATTATTAGCAGCAGATATGCTATTAGTAATCGTTAATGTATCTGTTGTTGCATTTGTTGTAAGAGTAATACCATCGCCTGCAGCAATAGTCAATGTATCTGTATCTGAATCTGCTACAATTGTATCTTGACCTGATACTGCAATATTTTTAAATGCATTTACATCAGAACCTTTATCGGTATTTGTAATCTCTAGTAAATAAGGATTACCATCGGTACCATCTCCAGGTCCCCATTTAATATCAATACCACCCTCAGTAGTAGTAATATTACCTTGACCATCATCTGTAGTTGTATAGCCTACAACTTTTATCTCATCAGTATCAATACTAATTTCAGTACCATCTTCATCTTCTAGAGTAAATGTAAATGAGCTTGGGGTTGTCCAAGAATAAGTACCATCTCCACCAGAAGTAAGTACTTGGTTTGCTGTACCATCTCCTGCAGCATCTAATTCAATACAACGTACAAGATCACCTAATGTACCATTATATGGAGCAGCTGCAAACCCATCTAATACATTTAAATCTGTAGCACTAGCTGTTACTGAAGCTATTTTATTTAAATCAACATAAGTTCCTGTGTATCCGTCAAGCTTATTAATTTCGGCTTGAGATGCAGTAATACCATCAAGAATATTAAGTTCATTAACAGTTCCAGTATATTGTCCTAAAATAGTAAGAACTTGTGGCGTTATAGTTGCACCATCTAGTTGATTTAATTCTTGAACAGTTGCAGTAATACCATCTAGCGTGTTTAATTCATTGGCAGATGCGGTTACATCATTTAACTTTGTTAAATCTGCTGTACTCACTTCAGATAACTTAACTTCAGTAGCATTAACCTGAATCATTACATCATCTAGACCATCTCTAAAATCTGTTTCATTAGTTGTTAAGCTTGTTACATCTGATTGAACACTACTTAACGTTCTACTATTAATTGCCATTTTATCTCCTTATCTACCTCTTGCTGTAAGGTCTACAGTACAAGTATCTGTTGCGTGTATTCTGCATGAGGTAGCAGATTTGTCAGTTACCCATGTTGTTGTTTCAATATTAGGTGTAATAAATATCTTAGGTGTAGCTTCAAAATTTTCAGTGAATGTCCATAATGTACCATCTGGATCACTTGCATCATCAGTTATCCCTAAGTCATCATAATCATCTATTAATTCAGATGCATATGCTTCTAATCTTAATTCATTGCCTGTATTTAAATTAACTACAGGGGCTTCTGGATTAGCTTTTAAAGTAATCTTAAGAATAGTACTACCCGATTGTCTAAATGTAAATGTTCGTTTCATAGTAAGGCTAATATATTCTCTATCAGCATACATAAATTCACCAACATTACGATCAGCATAAGTACGAATATCTGTTGTTGGCGTTGAACCATATCCTGTTTCACCCAATATACCAACATAAATATAATCATCATTACCTGTGCCATCATTTACATAGAAATCTGCTGTATCAGAAGGAGAAGATAATACTTCTACAATTACGTTTCCACTATCTATTTCCCAAGGAGAAGGATTAGTAGAAACAGTTTCAAGATTATCTACATTAAGGTAGTAATGTCTACTACGTGTTACTGAATTAGAAGGAATATTCATATACCAATAAAACACTAAATCTGTATTAGCTGTACCTGTAAGTTTACCTGTACTACTATTATATGTACCACCAGATATAACTTCTAGATCACTAGAAGATGATAAAACTTTATCATCAGTGTTGACTGAATAATGTTTAGTCGCTAAAAAAGCAGAATCACCATTGTATATTGCATTGTCTGTAGCAGAACCACCTGCAATATATATTTGAGCTTCATTACTATAAGCAGAAGGAATTCCGTTAACTGCTACTGCTCTTACTCTAAACTTAAGAACACCTTGACGAGAAGGTTGAAATTCTACGCTTGTAGATTCTGCAGGAACTGTAGCAATATCACGCCAATCATCAAATGACTCGTGGTATAATTGAGCTGTTATAACAGAATACTCATTTTTATCATCAACAGGTGGTGTCCAATCTAACCTAACTGCTGTAACAGTACCAACATTTATAACTGATTGAGCGGTTAAATTTGTTGGGGCTACTGTATTTTCTGGAGCAGAAGTTATAACACTAGATGCAGGAGATGTTTCTCCATAAAGGCTAATTGCTCTAACTCTGTATTTAAATGTTTTCTTACGAACAGACATACCTGAAATAATATATTGTCTGTCTTTACCATCTACAGATGCTGCTGTTTGAAAATTGTTTGAACCTGCTTCAGCTACTTCAATAATAAAATTACGAACAGTAGAGTAATTCTCTGTATATGTCCAAGATAATTTTGCTTCTTCTGCATTCAACCTATCATATGAATAAGTAGGTGAAGAAGGATCAGTATCAACAACAGGGGCATTAGGAACTCCAGGAGTCCATTCAATAGAAGTACAATAATTACTAGCACTACGGTTAAGCCCTATTGCTCTTACTCTAAAATATATTGTATCATCCTCAGAAGCTAAACCTACTCGACGATAATTATATGATAATTGTCCAGGAACTTTTTGAACTGTACTTACAAATGTGTAATTAGTCTCATCACCAACAGATTCTTCAATTTCAAAGTGAATAATATCTGTTACATTACTCATAGTCCAAGATAACGAACCAACATTCTTAGCATTCTGAATAAATGTTGGAGATGTTGGTGCAGTAGGTGTTACAATATTACCTACTGAATTTGAATCTACAGTAGAATAAAGACCATACTTATTATTAAGACCTAATGCTCTTACTCGATACTTAGGTGCAGTTGAATTACCACTAACACCATTTACCAAAAATGTTCTTGCTTTAGAACTAACAGTTCCTATTCTTTCATATATATCATTACTATATGTTCTTTCAATTTCAAATAATTGAACACTAGCATAGTTAGATATATATTGAAAACTAATAGTTTCTGAATCTGTAGCACGATTATATGCTCCTACTGTTACATTAGTAACTTGATTAGGAATAACTGGATCAACTCTCTTTTCTGCGCTCCATGCACTGGTTAATCCCGTAAGAACATTAGCAGCCCTAACACGGTAATGTCTATGTACATCTACACCTTTTAATCCTGATATCTCAATAGAGTTAGAAGGTGCAGTAAAGAAAGCAACAGGTTTCCATACAGGGTTACCTTCACTATCTACTTTATCGTCTAATCTTTGCTGAAGCTCTGCATATAATCCTGGGTGCGCTGTATCATTTGCACTATAAACCCAACTAATATTAAGTGTATCATTAGAAGTATATACTGTTGTAAAGTTAGTTGGTTTTGATGGTAAAGGAATACCGTTAATAGTTAAGTCTGCAGTCATTAACTCTGGAGTTGACCAAGAAGCTGCAGATATATTTTCTAAATTAGTTTCAGAAGATATGTGAATATAACATTGCCAATAATAAGGACCATCTAAAATATCAGGAGGAGTATTAAAAGACCAACCATCAACAGTATTTACTGATACACCATCAAGTGACAATTCACCTGATACATAATTATATACAGTATCTGAACTTATTGCAGCAGGTTGTGTGTTGGATTCTGTACGAATGTACATAAACAACGTTGCTGAATAAGATGTGTTATTAATTGATAATACAGTTTGTTCTAAATTAGCTGCAGTAAACGAAGCTTGTGAAAGCTCTGATGTTAACTGATCTAAAAAAGAATCTAACGCAAAATCACCTGTAATAGGTGGTCTAACTATTGCCATTACCTTCTCCCTGCTTTAGCTGTCTGCACAGACAATCCTGATAATGTCCAACCAACGCTGCTATCGCCGCCATCTGAAATATTAAATCCGATAAAACGACCACTAACTCTTACATCTGTTTTGTAGTCACTGTTTGTTCCATCATTAGAAACAAAATTGTAAATAGTATCGCCACTAAAATCTGTAGCAGTACTAGGGTTATCTTTCTGATTTACTTTAACATCCATAGTTAATGCACTATCTGATTGAATATACAAACTCATAGCACTAACACTTTCTGTGTCAAACACAGGTCTCATTTCCATATTAGTTCTTTGAATATATGATTCATATGCTGCACCATTCTTATCAGTATAAGAACTGTCACCTGCAATAATATCATCTTCACTAGCAATAATAGGATAATAATGATTAGCATCAATGGTAGAATCAATCTCAGCTAATCCCATAGTAATACCTTTGAATTCAGATAATACTCTGCGAGTCCAAATACCAGTACGGTAGTTATAGACTAATACTTCGTTTAATGCACCTGTTGAATCTTGATTAGGAAAGCAGAACCACAATTCATTATATCGTAGATAACGTATAACACGAAGTGAACTTGAGTAAGTACTATTTAAACTATCATAAAAATAATATCTAACTTTGTTATCTGCAATACTTTTGATATTTCCCGGATGTCCTGAAAATGTATATATGTCATTAGAACCTACAACAATGTGTTGACCATCTACTTCAATCACTGAATCCATAGAGTGCGCACCATATGCAGCAGACACTAAAGATACAGAGAATGGAACTTCTGCATTATTGGTAGGCGACAGTGAGTGAATACTATGATTAGTATAAATGTATGCTCGACCTTGTAATTCTACGATATCTTGTACAATACCAGTAGAACTTAAAATAATTTCATCAGCAGTACTTACACCTGCAGCAAATGGATTCCAATTAGTAGGTACAGATCCAGGAGGTGCAACATCAGATGTGCGAATAGCACCTGTTAATCTACGTATAGTTTCACCAGTAGCTACTGAAGTTTCTCTTAAATTACCTGCAATAAGAAGATCACCATATGCGCGAATAACACCTGCAGTTAACACTACATTACCTACTGATTGAAGATAAATAATAATTTTATATCCATTTTCTAATTCAGTAGATGCAGTAAGTATATGACTATTAGTAGCTGTATCAAACGATAAAGTAAATTCACCCTCAGTACCTAAAGAATCTAATTCTGAAGTAGCTACTATATCCCCTGCTTTATCTAGTATATACGCTATAACTTTATTATGTAAAAAATTTAAATTTCTACCAAGATAAAAATCACGAGAAGAAGTATCGGCATTATAAGTCTGATTAATTACTTCTTCAAGAATAGAGTAATCATCATTCCACCCAACAAGGTCATATGCTTGCAATGCAGATATGTTTGTATTACCATCTTCGTCTAAGATATATTTAGGAACATCTTTGCCATTATTAAGAATAAGAATGTATCCACCTTGAAATAAAGTAGACTGCCATGTACCTCCAGTAGTTTCTGAATATAGCTCATTGACAGTAACACCATCAACACTACGCATATATACCGTATCATTTACACCATCAGTAGAAACATAAACATAGTACCCATTATCTGGTGCTAAATTAGGATTATTCCAGAATGTTACAAAGATAATTTCTTCTGTACCATTACCGAATTCACCTAGATCTGTTTCACCTTTAATCTTGTGAATACCATTATTTCTAAATCTTACATTAACAACATCAGAGAAACCATTTGGAGGTAGGGTAAGATCAGGAACATCTTTTAGTAAACCTACTCCTGCTAAGTTATCGAACGGGATAACTTCACTCATATTATTTCTCCTAATATATTATATTAATATTGAGGGAACCAAGAAGGAGTTTTCTTCTCCCCTATTACCCCCTTACTAGCAAGCCTTTGTATTTCGAGACGTCTACGAGTTTTACCTCGGACACCCTTACGCTTGCATTCAGTTTTTTCTCCGTGTGAATCACGGCTATGATCTATCATTTACGTTGCATCGCTGCTGAACCAAAATAAAAACCAATAATATTCATAATAGCTACTGGTAGCCACTCAGGAGTAACAAATCCTTTTAGTTGGATGTACTCTGTAACTGTGTTTGTAAAGTCTAAGAACAAGAATTTAAAACCACTTGTTACTTCTACGGGCACATTAGTCGGTTGTCCAAGCATAGGAGCAAGGAAGACAATACCCAAGCCGCCGATAAGAGACATAACAACAATGAAGCGACGAATCCAAGCAGCATTAGGATTTTGCATTTGTCTTGCATCATTAATACCTTGCTGAATCTGGTCATTACGAGCCATCATCTGTTTAAATTGCTCTGCTTTATCTTGTTGAGCTTGTCCCCACATTTTCATTAAGCCACCTAGAGCAGTAGACCCTAGCATAGAGACAGCTTCGATCGGTAATCCGAACATATTAACCTCTCTTTAATTGTGTGATACTTTTGATGCAGCCTTTAGGAAAATAACTACTGCCCCTATTTCTGGATATGTATCAGATATAGTAAGCTTTGTATCAGTATCTTTAATTATAAAACCTACAGTTGTAAAATGACAGGGTTGATCTTCATCATTGTCAATCAACTCTTCGTTCCAACCAGACCATGAGCAGATGTCTTCCCATTCTATTAAGACTGGCATCTTCATGGTATCACCACTTAACTTTGTTTGCCCAATAAGCTGCACTCAATGGACCCTTAGCAATATTCTTTGCATGTCGAGCCTTGAACGCCTTATTGCGCTTGCTTCCATCAGGTGATCCTTTAGTACCACGCTGACCAAAGCGAATAATCTTTTCTTTGCCACCAGAACAAGCCTTTACTACATGTGACTTGTTGCCTTGTGGACTAGCCTTAGGGCTATTACATTTCATTTTCTTTTTGTCAATCTTCTTTGCCATTCTTATCTTTCCCCTTTACATAAGCATCTGCACCAAAGAAAGCACCAACTACTAATGAGACTGCCATAAAGTATGTTGGAGCCATATCTCCAATTACTCCACTAGCATTAGCAAAACCCATTGCTTCTGTACCAAATACAAACAAAGGATATAGAAGCATACCGAATAATGCAAACCAAACCATTTTACGTTGTTGGTCTCGTTTAGCATCTTCATCTTCCATTTCACGTCGCATTGCTTCAATATAGATAGCATGTTCTTGCTCATCAATAATTCCATCTCCATTGAGATCTGCGTCTTTTATATTCATGCCGCACCTTTCATTGCAACCATAAGCGCAATACCTGCACCTATTACTGCTATACCAAATACACTAATGCCAACAGCTAATATAACATCTTTTAGTTTTTCTTTGCGTTCCATTTCAGCATATACAGTTTCCTGTCGTTCTTTACGAATTTGATTTTCCATTCGTAAGAATTCATGCCACCCATGTTCTCCCTGAGTATACTGTATTAACTGTCTTAATTCGTCCCTCTGCTTGCGAGCTTGGATTTTTGCTGTAAAGGCATCCATAGCTTGCTGCTCGACACTCTTGCCGTTCTTGGGTATAAGACTTTTGAACAGTGAGCCTTTGTTCTTTCTTGCTTGTTCGTCTGCTTTGTCCAGATCCGCTACTGCACCTGCCCACTGACTCAGTTGGCTCATGCAATCCTCTAGCTCCCTTCCTGCTTCTACTGCTGCTTTCAATCCCTTGAATGCAGTTGATGCTACTCCAATAATAGTTACTGGATCCAACATTATTCATTCTCCTTACTCCGGTAATAAATAATGTCCTCATAATATTATACTTTTAATGTAGTGTCTGATAGCCATTTATAAAGGATTTCCTCTGGTACTGCTGTACAACCTTCAAAGTTTTCAGTCTTTCCGTCTAGTGTTTCTACAGGTACGCTTAAGCATATCTGTGGTACACCCTCTTCATTCATCTTCCATACACCATGATTAAGTGCATAGATGAGCACCATTTCTGCCATGCTCATTATCTTTTAATCCACTCTAGTATTGCTAGTGCTGCTGCCCACATGCATGACACTGCTATAGCAATACCGCCTGCAATACCTTTCCATTTAGTTAATTGATCTTTCACGTCATGGATATCTTTGTGGTTTTCTTCTACAAGTGAAATTAGTACTTCTATCTGTGTTTCTAGTTTTGCTAATCGTTCAGCTGTTTCTGTATCCATAACTATATAAATTCCTTTGTTAAAGCGGGGAGTTACCCCCGCAATATTGTTAAGCTACTTCTTCAATAACCTCTGCGTCATTAGATGCTTCGGATTTCTTTAAAGAATCATCTAGCATTTTCATAAATGCATCACGACCAACAGATAGCTGATCTAAGTTGAATCGTGCAGAACCCATTTTACGTTCAAGGTCTGCAATATGATTAAGAATAACCTTTTGCTCATCTGTTAATTGATCTTCAGTATATTGTTTGTCATTGATTGTAATGGTTTGTGTTTGTTTCTCGCCCATTGTAATCTCCTCAGTTATTTTTTAAAATTCAGTCCATCCAGTAATAATATATTTGTCATTACTTAATGGAGGGTTGCCACGATGTGTATGTGTGTATCCTGCAGGAAAAATTAATAATGTCCCTGCCTTAGGTTTATATCTTTTCATACCATATAAAAACTCAGTTTCGCCACCTTCATCTACATCATTAAGATATATAATATGTGTTAATAATCTATTACATGTTTCACGATTAGCAGATTCATAATGCCATACATGGTACCCTTGACCTATTTTAGTTTGTTGTACTTTGTTACCATATATATTATGTGGTCCTGATGTATTCAAAACAGAAAAGTTTTCAGCATAATGAGGATAACATTGTCCCCAAAATACATCATTAAATTCTTCACCTATTAAACTGTGCATTCCTCTTACATCTGCTTCTGCATTGTAAAAGTTTCCCGTCCAAATAGCTGAATCATCTTTTGTTATTTTATCTGCATCATTAAGTTCTTGCCGTGTTTTAGTAAAACCTTGTTCTTGCAATAAACTAAATTGATTAATTACATCTTCACAATATTCTTTTGAAAAGGCATCTTCATATATACCTACAAAATTTTCTATTTTAGCTTTCATTATTATCCTCATTTAACTCTTTATATGTAACTACTATTACAGCTCTAATACCACACTCTGGTGTAACTAATCTGTGTAATTCTTTATCAAAAAATACTGCCCTATTCGCAAAAGCATCAACAACAATTTCTTCACCTTCTTTATTTTTAATAACAGTAGGAGCATTATCGTGTGTAGTTAAATAATAAATTAAATGTTTATAATCATACTCATGGTCAAAATGCCACAAAATATTTCTGTCATAATTACTTCTAAAAGTAAGGTTAATACTTGCTCTTAATATTTCAAAGTTAGTAATATCATTATTTAGTAATAATTGTTTAATAATTGGAAATGCAGCAGGACTACATATATCTTCTTTATTTGTTCTTTCTTCTGGTCGTAAAACAACATGATGCGCAAGATAAGGCTCAATATCTCCTGTTACTTGATTTTCTCTTAAATAATAAGGAAATAGCTTATTTTGCAATAAACTTTTTTTTAATATCAAAAAATCATCTAATAATAAGTAATTATCAATTATTTTCAATTTAATGTCCTCATTTAAATTGTTATGGCTTTTCAGGAAAATTCACATCAGGAAACCCTTCTTGTGAAGGAAGATCACGAAGAGCTTGACGATAATCAATTTGTTCTTGAGTCATTGTACGATCGCTTACTGCCCACCAATCAGTTTCTGTTAATAAATCATTACGTTTTTGACGTGCATTTTCAATATCTAATTCAGTTTTTCTGGTATTTCCTTCAGCTACAGTTTCACCAATAACATAACAATCATGGTCACAAATAATAGCGTTAAAAGAAGTAGCAGTTTCTTCAGAATCTACAGAAATAATATTTGTGATTATATTTAAATCATTTAAAATATATGCGTTCATTATTATTCCTCATATCCATATACATAAACAACTCCTGCCTGACCAGCGCTAACTGAAACTGAACCTCCACCTCCGTTTCCTCCACTAGCTGATCCCGTTTGATATTTATAAGCAGCTTTTTGTGTTGTTTGAGGAGTATCTGTATAATAAGTTGGACCTCCATTTCTAACAGAAGATCTACCACCGCTACCTGAATAACCTCCACCACCTGTAGCAGAGTTATCAACAGAATAGCTAATAGAAGCTATAGGTCCTTGTTGCCCTGTTTCAGTTAAACTATAGTTACCAGTAACATTAACAGAACCCGTTCCTCCAGCAGCACGATTATTAAGAAACGAAGATTGGTAGTATGAGCCTCCTGCCCCGCCGTTACCAACTACTATATTGCCAAAAGAAGAAGCGCCGCCTGCATTTCCATTACCCCATTGCGTAATTGCTGAATTGTTTACACCACCTGCGCCAACAGTTACAGTATAAGAATTAGATAAACTGCTAGCATCGATGCGTAAAACAGCACCACCGCCACCGCCACCGCCGCCAACAGCAGTGTAATCAGCGTTAGAACTATATGAGCCGCCAGAACCGCCGCCGCCAACAACATGAATTTCATAAACGTTAGCGTTACCTGTTTTATTCCAAGTACCTGATGAAATAAATTCGTCATAAGATACTAATGTAAAACCACCACCTGTAGCAGCAGTTCCTTGATTAGTACCGTCTGCAAATGTAATATTATTAGCATTAACTGAAGTTGCCATTATGCCTCCTGATTATTTTCTGCAGGTTCTGCCCAAGGCATATCTGCTTCTGTGATTGTCTTTTCATCAATCTGTCGTTGAATTTGAGAGTTAACATGCTCTTCATAATCTCCCACAACTACTGCTTGAATCCAATTAAGAACATCTGCCTCAGTTAAATTTGCGAATGGGATGTAACCTTCTGCATTAGGATCTGCAGTAAAAGGTGTAGCACCCGCAAACATACCTTCATTGCCATCTTCATCTACACCTTTCTTTTCCCAATATGTCTGTACTACAGAATCATTTGGGTCTTTCTTGATGCTTGTTACTTTCCATGAATATGTCATTGTCATTTTTATTTCTCCTTCAGAGATTTAATTTCAGTTGTTAATTGTTCAATTTGTGATTGTTGTTCTTTGATTGCTTCTACAAGTAACGGAACTACCTTAGCGTAATCTACTGTCTTAAAGCCATTTCCAATACCTGCATCAGTAACAATCTCAGGTAATACAGCCTCTACTTCTTGTGCGCTTAAACCTACCTGTGTTTTCTCAGTATCATAGTCATACTTAGCAGCTGTCTCGTTGCCCTTATAGTAGAAACCATTCAGAGCTTTTACTTTGTCAAGAGCATTTGGAATGTTGCCTTCAATATTCTTTAGACGTTCGTCTGAATATCCTGCAGTTATATATCCATTGATCAGAATATTTCCTGCACCACGATAACAAGTGCCAGTGCTATTTGGATTAGCATAATAACTAGTATTGTTACTATCATAGAAAATAGGCGCACGAGATGATCCAGGAGAATATGTGTATGATGTATACACGTAGAACTCAGGATTACCATTACAGTACTGTATCATCGCATTAGAACCAGTTCTTATACGAACTGCCCATGAACCATCATTATCTAAGAAACCATGTTCACCATTACCACCGGCATACCATGTTCCTTGTATTGTATTATCAGCATCATATAAACGAACACCACCAGTGAGCGTTGAGCCATAGCGTAAATCTAAATAAGTATTACTTGTGTATATACCATTAGTAGTACCATCGATACGTAAATTATTAATATATACAGAGTTTAAATTAGATGTGCTTGCAGGATCAACGTAGTAACCAGTGTCGTTACTGTCGTAATACGTTGCAAATGATGCAGTTTCTGTACCACCATAACCACTAATGTTTCCGTCAAATGCTACAGGTTGACCAAAATAAAAAGAAGGACGATCTGTTTGGAGATGACACCAACTGGTATTCATAGGACCAATATCAAGATAACCAGATGGAGTTCCAATTCTCCAAGCATTAGATGTGTTGCCATTTAGGTAATAACTAGTGTTTCCGCTATCGTAGAAGATAGGGGCACGGAAGCTACTAGTTGCATACCCGATACCACCATCTGCAATGTGTAAATCATATGATGGGTCAGAAGTACTAAAATTGCCAATACCAACATTATTGTTTTGTATAACAAGACCATTAGTTGGTCTAGCAATTGAGGCAGGCTCACCGTCATACCCAGTAGCTAAGAATATCATTCCATTGGTATTTTTTGCCCATATTCTCAGTTCAGCATCAGCATCATCGTGTTGTCGAATGCCACAGCGCCAAGTTGAGTTACTACCAAAAGTAATACTACCCTCATAATTACCGGCATGCATGTTTAGCTGTCCAGTCAGATACCCGCCAGATAGCGGTAAGTAACTGTGTGTATGACTTAATGAAGCTTTACCTGCTAATGCCGTACTTAGCCAACCATTAGTAGATGTCCACATATCACCAGAAGTGTTTAACAACATTAAGCGTTGACTAGAGCTGTCTCCGCCATACATCCAAGCGAATGGATATCCACCTACACCTGAGGAATATTCAGTTGTTCCATCTGTACGAAACGCCATTTGGCGGCTATTGCCGTACAGTTTAACGTTAGCGTTATCACCATTGTCTCGTAACCAAGGATCATTGACATTATAAGTATGGTTGTGACTTGCTGTTGCATAGTAAGACCCGTGTTGACCATCCAACAAATCAGCGTCTAGACCTGAGCCTGCGCCATCGTTATCTTCGCGCCAAATCTTGTAACTATTGGTGCCATCAGAATATCGTAAATCAATACCCGAGCCTGCAAGAGCGGTAATGTGAAGGTTGTTTGATGTGGTGCTTGTATCCGTATCATCTTTACCAATACCAATCCGCCAATCAACAGCATCACCGTCTTGCTTGAAACGCATAGATGGGTGATCACCTTCATCATTGTTATCAGTGTCAGCTCGAAGGGTTAGGTTTGCATCACCTGCGGTACCCTGATCAATCGTCAAGTTGCCGGTCATGGTGTCGCCGGATACTGCAACAAAAGCAGAAGCTTCATTGCCATCCAACGTATCTGCATCTAAGCCTGAACCTGATCCATCGTTACCTGCGTGCCATACAGTATTACCTAAACAAGTAGCACCACTATCTGACATGGTAAACCAATTATTAAGATTAACGGCTGATCCGCTAGCTACATTAGATTTACCTTCAAAGTATAAAGTAGCACCTGATGTAGAATCGGTATTACCTTCAATACGCATGGCATTACCTGCTTGCTCAGGTACACCATTCTGGTGATTCCAAGTTACGTTGGCATTACCATATCCATCATTGATAGTAAGAGCTACACCACCTGATCCTCTGCCTGAAACAATATCAGCATTAGTTGAATAATCGCCTGTACCTGAAGTTTTTCCAGTTAGGTTATTAAATGAGTGCGTGTGACTATCGTTTGCAACAGTACAAGAGATTGACGTAGTGCCCGAACCACTTACATCACCTGATAGTGTAATAGTTTGGTTGCCTGTGATAGCTCCAATATCTGCCGCAGTTAATGTGCGAGTGCTTACAGTACCATTGGCATCAGTAACGTGACCTAATGTGTCAGTTGTTACATTAATATCAATATCACTAACTACAGTAGCACCTGTTAATGCACCTGTATCTACACTAAAGTCATCTCCATTGTAAGATGGGTGACTATAATTATTAGCGTTAGTAGCACCTGTGTAACCAAGATCAGCTAATGTTAAGGTACGAGTAGATACTGCTCCATTAGCATCAGTGACGTGACCAAGAGTATCAGTGGTAACGTTAATATCAATATCAGATACAACAGTAGCTCCAGTAAGAGGACCAGTATCTACACTGAAATCATCTCCAGGATGAGTTGGGTGAGTATAAACTGTATTGTTATCTGTGGATGATATTGTTAGTGTGTTAGTGGTAGTATTATAAGATGCAGTAGTTGCACCTGAACCTGTTACTGTGAGTGTGTTACCAGAACTAATAGCTTCACTATTAGTACCATCACTGATTGTCCATGAACTATAATTGTCATATGTTGGTAATGTAGCACTGCCAATACCTGTGATATGTCCGAATGTATCAAGAGTTATATCTTGAATATAAGTTGTACCAGAATTATTAACAGAAGCTTGTGAGCTAGTGTCTGCGTGTGCTACAGTAAACGTAGTACCTTCACCCGCAGTTCCTGATACTGTAATACCAGAACCACCACTAACACTTGCTGCATAGTTACCTGTAGTGTCTGTACCAAGAGCAACTGAGTTAGCTGCAATAGTAGCATTTAATGTTACATCAGATGTACCATCAATAGATACATTACCAGATAAATCTCCACCTAATGTAATAGTTCTAGCAGTATCCCATTTATCTGCAGTAGATGCAGTAGATGCATTGCCTGATAAAGCACCATAGAATGTTTCTGCTTGAATATCAGCTAAACTAAATGAAGCATGTCCAGTATTAATATCTGCTGCATCATCTAACTCTGGAGTATAACCGTCAAATACTTTCCAACGACCATCAGTAGCATCACGGAAAAAACCTGCGTGAGCATAAGTACCATCGTTGTAGTTACCGCCAAAACCTAAGTCTACATTTCCAGTTGTTTCTCCATCACGAAGATAAATCATGTTGTCTGATACAGCAAGATTTTCAGCACTGATTGTAGTAGTTGTACCTTCTACAGTTAAGTTACCTTCAACTGTAAGATTACTTGTAATTGTACCACCAGATGTTGGAAGGTATGTACCAAAGTCTGTGATATCAGACTCAGTAATACCTGCCCAAGATGCAGTAGTGCCATCGGTAGTTAAGAAATTACCAGATTGACTTGTTTGATCAGGAAGACTTACAGGGGCATCAGCATTAATCCAACGAGAGTTAGTATTGTCCCATGTTAATAACTGACCATCTGTTGCGCTGTTAATGTAGACATCGTGGGCTTCATGTAAAGCATGCCCGGTATTAGCACGTACAAATACAGTACCGTTGCTACCTTCATATATACAAAAAGCTACTGGTAGTTTCATACCTGTAGTTGGTTCTGTATCTGTTAATTGACCTGCATTAGTAGTACTAATCCAAAGAACTTCACCTTGAGTGTAACCCAATGAAGATGTATCTATGCCGCGAACTTTACCAAATGAAGTTACCTTACCATCATCGCCACTAGAGATATCTTCTGTTGCAAGACCAATAAAATATTTTGCATAGGTAATATCTGTACCATCCATAGGAGCTACAGTTAAACGACCAGACGCGCCCAATGTACCTGTAACCATTACAGGAGTACCATTAAGAATAGTAGATCCTGTATTGTTTCTTACATGATAATGAATCTCTTGACCAATTTGTAGTGTCGCTGCACCTTCAATTAAATCAAGTGTGTCTTCATCTGTATTCCAAGATAGTGTACCTTGTGTACCTGTACCACCAGTAAATTGCAAACTATCTAAAGATGCATCACTATCTGTAAGTACAAAACTAGCTGTATCTACGGCACCATTAACCCACGATGTTCCATTATAAATACGAGTAATATTATTACTAGTGTTATAATAAAATTCACCGCCATTCAACGCATTACCATTAAGATCTTGTGTTGGATCTGATGAAGCTAATCCTAAATAAATACCATACAATGTTGTCTTAACAGACTCAGCATTTGTCTCTGATGTAGCTGCTGCAGATGCACTAGATGCTGCTGCAGTAGCACTTGCCGCCGCATTAGTTGCACTTGTAGCTGCATTGCTTTCAGATGTAGCTGCGTTTGTTTCAGATGTAGCTGCATTATTCTCGGAAGTAAGAGCATTTGATTCGCTACTTGATGCATTAGTTGCACTAGATGCTGCAGCTGTTGCTGAATTAGCAGCATTAGTAGCCGAAGTTGCTGCTGCAGATGCACTGTTAGATGCATTTGTTTCCGAAGTAGCTGCATTAGTTGCAGATGTTGCTGCATTGCTTTCAGATGTTGCGGCTGAAGTAGCACTAGATGCTGCGTTAGTAGCTGAAGTAGCAGCATTAGACTCACTTGTAGCTGCATTAGACTCCGAAGTAGCTGCTGCACTTTCACTTGCAGCCGCCGCTGTTGCGCTAGATGCCGCATTAGACGCAGATGTACTAGCATTAGCTGCTTGTGTTGTAGCAGTACTTGCTGATGAAGCTGCGGATGTAGCACTAGATTCTGCGTTAGTTTCTGAAGTAGCTGCCGTGCTTTCGGATGCTGCTGCGTTTGACTCTGAAGTTGCTGCTGCTGCTTCTGAAGCTGCCGCTGCTGTAGCAGAGTTCTCAGCTAATGTTTCAGGTGCTACCCATGATGAACCATCATAGAATTTAAGAACACTATCAGTTGTATTCCAGTAGATATCACCTGCATTAAGAGCATCACCATCGTTATCTGTAGAAGGATCATTAGCTTTAGAACCTAAGTACTGATCTCCAAATTGGTCAAACAAAGATTCAGTAGATGCTTTTGCAGATTCTGCTGCAGTTTGAGCAGTCTCTGCTGCTGTCTGTGCGGTTTCCGCTGCAGTCTGAGCTGTCTCAGCATCAGTAGCACTTAAAGATGCTGCGCTTGCAGATGTAGAAGCTGCACTAGCAGAAGATGCTGCATTGCTTTCAGATGTAGCTGCATTAGTTGCACTAGTAGCAGCATTAGTTGCACTAGTAGCAGCATTAGATTCTGAAGTTGCTGCATTAGATTCTGAAGTAGCAGCGTTGGTTTCGCTTGTAGCTGCGCTAGAAGCACTTGAACTCGCATTAGTTTCCGAAGTGGCAGCTGCTGTTGCACTATTAGCTGCTGCTGTTGCAGAATTAGCAGCATTAGTTTCTGAGTTACCAATATTTGCTAATGCAGTTTCAGCATCATCCTTAGCAGACTCAGCTGCTGCTTGTGCAGTTTCAGCATTAGTCTCTGCAGTCTCTGCAGCTGCCTGAGCTGTTTCTGCTGCAGTTTGAGCTGTTTCAGCTGCTGTTTTAGCAGTACTTGCTTGTGTAGCTGCTGTTTGTAAATCATTTTCAAGAACATCAATAGCTTGTTCTAGTGCATATGCTTCTGTAGTAGAAGGTGTACCACTACCTGAGAATGTACCTCCCAAGGAGTTATCTTCGGTATTAGGATTATCGATCTCTGAAAACAAAGAGTCGTCACTTATATTAGAAGTGCCGCTCTCTGAGAACATACCTCCAAGAGATTTGTCTGCCATGCCATTCTCCTTAGATTAACTGTGAATTAAAATGCATCTGGATATTACCGCCAGAAGATTTACGTTCCTTTTCTTCTTGATTTAACTCTTGAATAGATTCCATGAATTTTTGTTTGTATTTAGCAGATTGTACATCGTCAGCAAGATAATCAAAACATTGATATAATGCTCCAAATAATAATACCTTACGGTTTTCATCTCGTAACCAATGATTAAGCTCATTATTTTCATCATCTAATGCATCTAATGCAGGAAGACGACGATAATAAAATAATTCAAATTCATCACCTACTGTAATATCTCCTGCAGCAAGAATACTGCCTACTTGACGAGACCAGTAAAAACCAGAATAACGATCTGCATACATGTCAAAAAATGTACGTACATCTGTCTTTTCATTAAAGACAACACCTTTCTTTGAGGCATTATTAGAGTCTTTAATTCGTAAATGAATAAAAGAAGTTAAATCATTTGGTATACGTAATCTAACAAACTTTTGATTGTCACTACTAGAATCAATATACACTTCGCTGTTATTAGCTGCTACATCATCATCCGCGATAACAGTGTAAGTTGCTGTAGCTTCTAATGCAGGAACCTTTAATAATTTATATGCTGTATCTGCTGCATAACTCATTGCATCTTGGATGACTGCATCTGATAATACATCAGAATCTTTGTTAGCCCATGCACGAATATTATCAACAAAGTTACTATATGTAGTAGATGATGTTGGCATGAATAGTCTCCTTAATACGACATGAGATATGGATATTCTGATTTAATAATTTGCATTACACGTTTGACTTTATCACTGTCATTCATAAACGTGTCTGCCATAATATCGATATCATATTTCTCAAATATTTCTAATTGTACAATTGTAGGAATAGTGCATGCTTTCTTATAACCAATATCTCGCTTAGTACCTGCTTCTCTGTCAAGTTTAGCCTGTTCAATAAAAGGCTTTTCGTCTTGTTGGAAGCTCCAACGTTTATTATCTTCGTTATAACCCGCAACACTATCTAACGTATGTATCTTGTGTTTTGTAACCATATTGTCCTCGATTTAATTAGCCTGCAGTCATTTTAACAAATCGACCTGATTTACCAATATGACCTAGCTCTGGACCTACTAATGCTACTGCAGTACCAGTTCCATAAAATTTTGCTGTATTAATAACATAACCATAACCATCAGTTGCATCTGCTTGTTTCCAAGTGCACAAATCTGCTGGATAAATAACGTCTGATGAATCTTTAATAACTAACATAATATAACTCCCATATACTATATAATAAATAAAATAAAGGAGGATCCGAAGATCCCCCTCTATTATTTTACAACTTATGCCAAGCCGTAAACCGCACCACAACCTTTAGGGTTGTTGCACTGAAGAGTCCACTCTTCTACCATTTGACCGACCATTGAGTCACCTTTTTGACCTACATCAACTTCCGCTAATGGACGTAGAGTAGCCATAGAGAACCATGATGGATCATAAATGAATGCTGAGAAGTCAGCAACGTCAGTAACACCTGCACCTGAGTGAGCAACATTGTCGTCACCAGTAAATGCTACGTTGTTAGCAAGACCCATAACATAGTTAGGGACTACCATCAAGTCACCGAAGTCTGACATGTAGATGTCAACTGACTGACGCAATTTGCCATCCATATCAATGTTACGGCGTACGTTGGTCTCAGACTGCATCAAGTCAGAGAAATCACGGCGAGTCTTTGGAGATACCATGATCTTAGTAGCTTTACCACCATTTTCATAAATCTTCTGCATTACGCTGTCAATATCTGACAGAGTCAAAGCTGCAGTAGCAGGTGCAGTAGTAGAACCGTTGATTGATGAACGGATAGTAGCAGTACCTGCATTATCAGTACCAGCACCAGTAGTAGCAGCAGAGGCAGCTTGGAACTCACCTTTGTAAACTACGTTAGAAGTACCGTTAATCCAAGATTGGAAACCACCAGCTGAACGGATACCAGAACCAGAAGCAACTTGGAAATCGTGAACCATGTTCTTTTCCATGTCGCGACGCATCTCAGTACCACGCTTCTTTAACTGATAAGCATATTCATCAGCTACGCCAGCTTGATCTACTGCACGGCGAGTGCCAGATACAGCGATAGTTTTACCGTTGATCTGAGTGTAGTTACCCAAACGAGTACGCTCAGGACCAGCATCGTTAAATGCAGAATTGTGCTCACCAGATACAGTAGTACCACCTGCAGTAGGAGCAACAAAGTCTACACCCTCAGCGATACGAGAATCACCAGGAGCGTTCAACTCGTCAGTCTGCCACTCGTGGTAGATTGCGGTTGCTTTTGCTTTACCGATAGATGACAAGAAAGGAGTCTCGTCACGGGTAATCATTGAAATAAAGTTTGCCAAATCTTCACGTTGTGAAACTTGAGCAGAGTTAGTGCCTGAGGTTACGGCACCTGCAGGACCAGTCGTAGAACGACCACCAGTTGTTACAGCCATTTTATATGACCTCCATGTTATTACATATTACGCGATAAAGAATTCGCTGCGTATTGTTTGAGGAAGGCATCCTGATCTTCCTTAGTTGCATCCTCTCGGAATGCACGAGCTTTAACCATTTTCTCTTTGTCTTCTTGTTTAGCTTGTTTCGTCTTGGTCTTTTTAGTAGGTACAGCCTTCTTTACGGGTGCAGCCTTACGTTTTGCTTGACCTTTAGATACTCCAGTCTTAAGAATACGATAATCGTTTAGTACTCGAATTACAGTTGGATCCATGATAGAATCAACTAAATACTCTGGCAGCCCTACGTCTTCGCTTAGAGCGAATGCGCGAATGTCTTGTGCCATCTGTTCGTTGAATCCTGGAACTTGAGATTCAATGTTCTCATTAAAATACTGCATGTTTTGCTCCCATTCTTGTTGAGCTTGTGCAGATTTATGTTCCTGTAATTTCTTTTGTAAACCTTCTCGTTGATTACGTGCAGCCCAGTATTTACTCTGTGCTTGTTCACGTTGGTCTTTAAGCTCCTCTAGTTCGTATCGATCACCTTCGTCACGAGCCTTTTGAATCTTAGCTTCAATTTCATGATATTCTTGTGAAAATTGTTGCTCTTGACTCATCAATACAGCAGCTGAAGCTTCCGACATTTCTTGAATTTGAGCTAACGCCTCTTGACGTTCTTGCTCTAATTGTTGTCGTGCTTCACCAAGTTCTCGACCTTTCTTAGATAAAGAGTTGTCAGTCTGATATCCTTTCAGTAGGTCTGCAAATGAGACATCTACTTCTTCTCCATCAATCTTAACACGGACATAAGCGTCCAAATCCAAATCGTCTGCTGTGTAGACATCAGCTTCTTGGGTAGGGGATTCTTCCTCTTCGGATTCATCGCCATCCTCATCTAATTCTTCATCAACTTCTTCTTCAGATTCCTCATTACTAACGGCTTCTTCAGATTCTTCTAGGTCGTCTTCATAATCTGATTCTTCCGGGTCAACTTCGGGAATCTCCTCATCGGGTAGCGGTTCTTCATTCTGTAGAAACTCAGTTCCACGAAGAACGGCATCCAGGAGTTCGGCTTCAGTTTGACCAGAAGTAACATCTCCGTGATCCATAGCGGGTACAGTTTGATCATTACTCATAATTTATTCTCCTCAAGACTCTTTCTTAGTTGCTGCTTTCTTAGTTACCTTCTTAATAGGAGCAGGTACTTCGGCAGGCTTAACACTAGGCTTAGAGGTTTGTTCTTTATAGTGAGCCAATAAATTAGACATATAATAAAGATTGTATGCGTTCATTTTGGCTTTACCGGGACTACGCATTGAATCATATTCTAATGTATTAATCATTGTCTCTAGGTTTTCAATTACCTTGTCGTAATCAATTTTATTGTGCATTATTGTTGTCCTCATTATCTAAATATTGTACGTTGTTACCATACATTTCGTATTGAACCATACGTGATTTTACATCTCCCAAAGACAGAACACAGGAATAAATGAATTCACGCTTCTTGTTTTCGTGCGGTTCTGTGTTTAGGAATTGTAAAAAGTAATCTGTTAGTAGTTCGCCATATAAACCATCAAAGAATTGTTCACGTTCTCTGGTGGCAAATTCAGCTTTAACTAAAGCTTCTTTGGCAACTAAATCTGGATGTTGACCCTTCAGCTTCTTCTCAGCTGATCCTCGGTATTTCTCCATAGTGTCCTCTTAAATAATTGGTTGTTCTTGGTTAGCCGCAGGCTCCGCTGCTGACGCAGCAGGTTTACCTGACATCTCAATAGCCATCTTAGCCATCATAAGCATCTCTTCAAAATTAGGCTCAGGCATAATCTGTGCACCTTCTTTGGTAGCTTTGATTTGAAGATCTGCCCATTCCTGATAATGCTTGTCGAGTGCAACTGCAAGTTGCTTGATGTTGTCATCACTAGTATTCTTTGCTTGTGCATTAGTGTAACTAACATTAGCTTCTTGAAGTGCTAAATCAGCCTGTGCTTTCTTAGCAAGCATATCTTGTTCTTGAGCTTTAGCTTCAGATTGCTTTTGAATAGCTTCTTGTGCTTTCTGTTTGAATTCTGGTGTAGTGTAATCTTCAAGGAAATCGTTTGAATCGATACCCATAGCTTCCATAATCTTAGTAGCTAACACTGCAGGAGCTTCAGGCTTGACAATCATACCCGCACCAGCTTGGTTAAGCTGTGGTAGAATTGTGGTACCTACTTGTTGTAGCTTCTGTAATTTATTCTGATTACTGTTCTCACCTAAGTCTAGGAATACTTCAATATCCATATCCATAGGTAACATCGCAGGATCAATGGTTGCATAAATGCCTTGATAATGAAATTTCATTTCATTCATACATTTACGCATTGTCTTGTAAACACCATGACAAAGACGTTTGAAACCTGTTTCAGCAAATCGACGTGCAATATGCTGAATTCGTTTCTGTGATGCAGATTGTACAGCTGCAACTTTTTGTTCTGAATTGCCAGACACATATAATGTATCATTGAGACCTTGTGCAGCTTTAGACATACCTGTAGCTTGTTCTTTAATTGTCTGTAAATGCTCAAGCAAAGGTACAGTACCAGTACTAATAGTATCTGGTTGCAATGCTGCTACTGCTGCTGCAGGATTACCATTAGTAGGAATAATCTGTTTAGGCTTCATGTTCTGTAGCGCACTAAAGTCTACTACATTAGGGTCAGCAAGTTTTGGTGAATAATTAGTAAGATATGTGTTCTCTACGAAACCACGTAGGATTGCTGTAGATGCCAATGTAGATGAACGTGTAAAGTCTGCAATTGACAAACCGTAGAATTCATGTGGTACGTCAATAGGAGACACAACTGCCAGTGGAATCATGTCACAATCTTCTTCAGCAAGGATGTGTGAACCAGCAATAATAAAATGCTTTAGTTCAGCTACGCCATCACCATCACGGTCAACTTTAAGCCAACATTCAGTGACAGTAAGTTCACGGTTAGCTTCTAATGGTGTTTCGTTAAACTGAGAATTAGACCAGTAGTTTTGACCAGTAACCATTTTACGAGCTGCAATATCTTCTGAATATCGTGATGCACCAACCCAATCATCGGTACCTAATTCATCCCATTCATCTTCGCTGATATTCTCTGCAACTTCTGACCAATACTTACGAATCTCCGAGCGTGTCATTGTTGTTTGAATACCAACAAATGATGCATCATCAAACGATGTTGCTTCACGACTAATACGGAAATTCTCAGGTGGTACATTATCAATCTTAACGCGGGATTTATCAATCTTACGCTTAAGACGTACATTCATGTAGACTGCAACACCCGTCATAGGATCAGTGTCAAATTCAAGATCACCTACAATCTCTACGTTTTCGTCAGATAATAATTCGTCTAGTTTAATCTGCTCAATCTTTTCGTATTCGTCAAATTGATATTCGTAGTCTTCTACATAATCCCAACGAACAATACCGTTCTTCCAAAGTAAAGCTGACTTAATCCACTTCTCAATAATCTCCCAACCATTGTTCTGTTTGAAGATACAATAATTAGTGATCATAGATGCATCACGAGCATTCTTGAATGCATTCGGAGCTTCACTGTAAGGGACAAAGCGAGCGAGCTTTCCATTATTAATAAATAAATCAGATAATAAAGCAGTGTATGCTTCTACTGTTTCTGTGGTTGATGTATCAACAATAGTAGATACTCCATTAGGAGTAAGATGACCTACAGGTACACCTGCAAATTCATATGTTGATTTTAATCTCTCTTTAGTAAGATCAGAACTATTTAGCCAATCTCCTACGGAGTTCATTACACCAGTCTCAACTAGGTTGATTACTTGATCATCTGTTACTTTTTCTTTGTATCCTGTAGAAATCGCCATTAACGCCTCCACACAATATCTTTGGAATTCTCAAGGTCTTTGGATGTGTATGATCCTTGCTTAGGCATCTTGCGTTCCTTAACCTCTTTGGTTTTCTTAGGTTCTTGATTAACCTGTTCGTTGTATCTCATTTCTTTCTTCCTAACTATCTTGAAATTAGTAGCATACGTTCCCCTCTGGTATGCTAGCAGAGTGAGGACAATTGGGATCAGTCGGGTGTAATGTTATTCACCCATGTCCTTAGAGTCTAACCCTAGCTTCTCTAGCTCTGCCTGGAATTCCTCATCAGACAGTTCGGATAGATCTCGTGTTGTTTGTTGAATGGCTTGTGATGCCAATTTTGGAGTTTGATATTGAGCTAACTTTTCGGCATATTGCCCTGCCAATTCATAATCTTCATCCATAAAAGCTTTCTTCATCAGGAATTCGATAACATCAATACCCTTGATATTACTGCCTGATTCAAGACCTAAACCTGCGCGATCAAAGTCTTCCCAGAATGAACGTAAACCCTGTACTCGTTCTTTATTACGTTTACGTGCTTCTACTGATCTGCGCTGATATTCTTTAGCCATGTCAGAATTAGTAATCATTCGTAGATTATCTCCGCCTTTATGGTCTTTGAGACGCTCTTTGGCGGCTTCAATCTTCTCTTTGTTTATAGCCATACTGAATCATCTTCCATATAATTTGTTCTGTCTTTCCATGATATCATGTTATCTGTAAGTTTATCGCCATGTGTACGTACCGCTTCGCATGCAATGGCTAACGCCATTACACAATCATCGTGATGACCTTCCATAGCTTCAGTCTTACCTGTATCTGTACTAATATAAACTTTAAGTTCGTTAATAATCTTAGCACTTGGAATGTTAACATCTAGGTCTTCAATTAACTTCTTTAAATGACCAATAATTCTAGGTTTACTAGAGGCGGTCGTTCTAAAACCAAGTTTGGTAGTAGACTCCGTTCTCATAGAGGCAACTTTTGTTTCATAATACAGATTCAAATAATTCATCTGGATTAATCTGTCAAGTGTTGTATTGCCAATTGAATTGGATTCTACAGCTAATAATGCGTTATTATAGTATCTTCCTAAGTAGAATAATACTTCTCCGTATGTACCTGGATCCATTATGTTGGATTCCCATACTGCACATACGCGACGTTC